ACTCTTCTGACCATTGTCCAAGCGTTAAGCCATTTACTAAGACTGTGTTTTCTTCAGAATCAGAATATCCTCCAAGGAAGTTTGCTTTAAATACTAATCTCATTTCACCGCTAATATTTGGTACAGTAAAGGAATTAGAAAGAAACATCCACTTTTCCATTATTGTCGTATTAAATATTTTTGTCTTTTTTACCCAATCACCTAATGGGACATCGTAATATTCGTAACCAATTTCATAACCTGTTATATAAGCGCTAGTTGAATATACCCATACGCCTATAGAAAAAGTTCCTAAGTCTTTATTTATATCAGAGAAGTCTAAGATGCTTGAACTAACACATGAAAACGAACCACTATCAGATGATATTACGTTTCCAGATATTTTAGTTACACTAGAGTTTGTAAATGGTTCTCCAATTACACCCAATGCCTCTTGAACGGAGCATCCTTCTGTAGCCCAACTATAAATGTTTCTATCAGCATCAGATATTAGTGATAAATAATCAGCGCTATCATCTAACGACCAAAGGGCGATTGGATGTTCTGCGAAGGCTTTTTCTGCATAGAGATTAGATTGGATAGACATTATGAGTCTATTTTATCATACTACGAGATTTTTATTTCGCAAGCATCTGTAGTACAGTACATTTCGCCCTGTGCCTCCAGATTTTCTACTCCGTCATAAATAGCAGACCAATCAATCTTTTTGATCTCTCCAATATAACTGTCATACTCTTCTTTAGTTATTTGTGTGTATGGCTGCTGCGGATATGTGTGATTTCCCATAGGCAAGAATGAAACAGCCTTTAGTTGTCCTTCGTACATATGTAAGGCAGGCGCTACATGCTTTGATTCAGTTTCTTTGTCAAATGAAAGCGTTACGGAAACGCCATTGTCTGACCAGTATTTCTGAGCAGTAGCAGCAAGCGCAATCTTCTCAAATAATGTAACATCCTTTTCAGATCTTGGATGTCCAGAGTGAACTGGGAAATAAACGACAGTTGTATTCGCAGATACAAGGTCAGCCTCCATCTTATATCCAGCAGCCTTGAACAAGTGAATCATTGGGTCGGTATTCCCAAAACGAATTGCTCTCAAGAAATAGTCTCCGCCTGGTGCCCAGTGCACTCCTGGAGTTGCGCCAGAAAGAATTGATACAGACCCTGATGGCTTAACAGTTGTGACTCTAATGGACTCACGAACGCATAGCCATTCAGAATAAGAATGATCATATTTACGAATAGTGTTGTAACCTTCGTCCATCCATTCACGCACAACAGGTAAGCCAAATTTGTCTGAGAATGATGCTATGCCTGTAAGTGATGTACCAATACGACGATTACGTTGCATAATTCCATTTGTCTGTTGCCAGTGTGTAGGAATCAATGTTACAGTCTTGCCATAGAGGTAGGCAAACTTAAGGGTGCGTAGAAAGTCTTCCTTAGATTCATGACGATTTAAATGTACCTCGACCAAGGTGCATAGTTCGTATGATTCCAATGGCTGCTCTGCACAAGGATTGAATCCCATTACACGGTAATCTTTACCATCTGGTGCATCCTTAAGTCTGCCATAGTTTCTAGCAACGTCAAGCCAAATAAATCCTGGCTCTCCGTTATCAACGATTAGGTCTACGTAGTCTTCGTATCTTGTACCTACCGTCGCAGAAATAGAATTGTTAGACATCCATGCCCAACCTGGGTTTTCTGGATCAAATGAGTTACGATCTGGAAAAACCTCAGCATTCTTTAAATTCATAAAATCTTTATCTTCTGATCCACCCAAAGCCAATGTGGCAGATCGTCTAACATTTCCTGATACTACACAGGTACCAATAAGGTTAACGATATCTACAATTGCCCTTGAGTCAAGTGTTTCTCCCGCTCTACCGCCGATTACAGACCTGATCTGCTTATGCAACTGTATAAGTGGTGCAGGTCCGCTTGCTGTACCGCCAAAACCCTTGATAGGCGCTCCTAGAGGCCTAATTAGGTCATAGTTAAACTCTTGGATATACATGTTAGGCTTTAAAAATGAATTAATTAATAATCTAACAGACTCTACCCAACCCTCACGAGTATCTGGTATTTCGTATACCTGTGCTGGCTCTGTTGGTTCATAAATAGGAAGTTTCTTCTCCCCGCCCAAAGTATCAAAACCTACACCTACACCCATCATGAGAGCATCCATTACCCAGCCAAACAACTGTCCTGGGTCATTGCGATCAATATCTTTAGTCGATACCATAGCGCAGTTTTGAAGTGCTGCAGAGTTCTTTTTCTCCATTGTTAAGGCTGTTCCAAAAGACCATAGCCCTCTTCCTGGAGGTGTCCACTTAAGTTCAAATAAACGCTGGTATGCTTCTTTTGCAGATGACTGAGCCTTATAGTCATTCCAAGGTAGTCTGTTTTCTTTTGCGTGATTCTTCTGGGCTGAGTACATACCCTCGATTACTCTACGACAAACCTCATGCCATCTTTCCTTGGTACCATCTTCCTTCATACGGGAGTAGGTACGGATAAATGTAATCTCTCCTAATGAATTGCCACCAGCATCTGTGAAGCCAAATGGTGGTTCCTTTGTTTTATACTCGTTTATGAACTCTTCAGACAAACGAAAACTAAAAAAATCAGACATGTATTTCTCCTAATTGAAAACTCTAATTGCTTAAGTATACCAGAGTTTTTGTTTTTAGAAAACTCTAATGTTATTATTGAGGTTTATAGTTTTAGTGAATCCAGTGTTGTGGAACCATATACTTATAACCACTCTTTACTAAATGTGCTGTGTGATGATAAGGTGGTGATGGTGGAAACACAATAATACTTCCAGGCTTTGGTTTAACTGCAAAGTGATATGTTGAGGGATCTGCCTTTGCAAAATCTGAATCAGGAGTTCCACCCTGAATAGGACCTTGAGGATCTCTTATTGTAAATGAAATTTCTCCACCCTCATAGTCGTCATTAAGATACATAACAAAAGAGACCTTTAATCTCTCATCACCTTCTTGCTGATCAAAATGTGCACCCATAAAAGTTCCAGCCATATATTTCTTAATAGGGTACATTGGAAATAGTTTTGGCTCTTCTGTTATACCCTGTGCTTTGGCATAATCTCTTGCTACATCATCAAATGCTTTTTGCAAGGTTTTATATATATAATCATTCTTTTCATCAGTACCTTCTGAAGGAGCAATAGTCTTGTCTGTTCCATACACATAATGTTGACCGCTACAAGCAGCCCACTCACCCCACTCATCAGCATTATCTTTTTCAATTGCCTCAACAAGTTTCTTTGGGTCCTCAATTACATTTGTGTAATAGTAAACCTTTTCTTCTAATACTTCTCTATTCATTTTTGCTCCTTTAATATTTATTGTTTTCGTAAAAGCCTTTAACCTTAATAAAGCCTACGAGAACATATCTGATTGGTCCTGCTCCTACATGCCTAACTCCATGCTCATACTCCTCATTTCCTGGAAATATAAGTAGATCTCCTGGCTTTGGTCTTAAGTCTGAGTTCTCCTTGTTCATAAAGAAAAGAGTTCCATCTACATAGTCATCATTAATATATAGTATAGCAGCATATCTAATTGAGGGGTCAGTATGTTGATCTGTATGTGATTTTAATTGAACACCTTCTTGCATTCTTTGTAATGTAGCAAAGCCAGTTAATTCTAAGTCTGAATTATTTATTGAAATTAGTTTATGCATTCTATCTTGTAGTTGATGAGAGACTGGGCTATGCCCTATGTCAAGATTTTTATCATCCCAATCTTTCGTAATTTCATACTTACCCTCGGCAACTAAATTTTCTACATCATCTCTACCAAATTTTTCCATACAAAATCTTTTAAGACTTTCTCTATACGCCTTAAACCAAGTTTCATTTGGTGTTGTTTCAATAATGTCAAGCATCATTTTTAATTCATCTTTAGATGCAAAGTTGCGGACAATAAGAACTTCTCCCAGAACCCGCTCTGTCTCAAATCCTTTATCTTTAAGTTCTTTTTCTAAAAATAACATATTAATTTTCCACCTTGTATTGATTACCCTCTTGATCTATTTTATATCCTTTTTTCAATAATTCTTGCCATTCTGCTCTTTCAACTTCTTGCTTTGCTCTTGTCTCTTTCATTTCTTCTGCCCAAGCATCTCTTAGTTCTTGTGGGTATGCATCTTCTTCACGATCATCCCAAAAAGAACCGATTGTATATCTGGTTCCGCTTTGTATTAAGGTTACTTCATGCATATTGTTAAATCCCCCGTCAAAGGCAGCAAGCATTCCCACTTTAGGCTTTATGGTTATTTGTTGATCTGGAAAATTTAAAAGTCCACCCTCAAAAGTATCATTTAAATATAAAAATGCAGCATATCTACTTCTAGTAAATGCTCCAGAATGTCCATGCTCATCAGTATTATCAGAATGTTTCCTAGCATAAGCACCTGGCTCCCACTTCTGAGTATGATACCCAATTTGAGAAATTATTTTTGGATCTAAATCATGAACGCTTGCAACGGCATTTATAATTCCATTTTTAATTTGTGTAAAAATATCAGCAGGTAATCCTTCAGCAATTACATGCTCATCATTATCTTGTGGCAAAACAGAAGAATAAGATTCATAAAAAGATATAGGCATCCAGTTAATAGTCCCAAGTTCTGCATGCTTGTCTAAAACCTTTATAAGTTTATTAGCAGTTTCAGGGTCGATAAAGTTTTCATAAAAAACTATATCTTTTGTTAATCTATTTTTATTTTCTAGATTCATGTCTAACTCCTAATTCCATTTTCTGGATCCCATGCTTTAATTGACTCATCATCTGGAAAAATTCTGTGATACTTTTTATTAAAATCTGGCTTCACTTCTCCAGTATGCTCTAGAATTTCCCAGAAGAACGGACAAGTATATCGGACTCCGTTTTTAATTTTAGTAACTCCGTGAACATAGTTCATGTCTCCTGGGAAAAAGTATGCGGATCCACGCTTTGGCTTAAATTGTATTCCTTGATTTGGGAAATATAACTCTCCACCCTCGTAGTCATCATTTATATAAAATAAACTTGCTATATCATAATTTGGAAAATCATTCGGTGTCCCAGCGTCTGGGCCAGAATGTAATTCTTTATCTGCGTGTGGCATTTGGAATTGTCCTGGATTCCACTTTACAATTGTTTGTCCTGTAGGCTGAACTTTTACATTAAAAAATTTTTCAATTACTGGTTGTAACTTATTGAATAGGCCTACTATGACTGGAACAATTGCTGGATCATTTTGATTTAAAGATGGAGCACTGGCAACTCTATCCTTCCAATACTCTGCATCATAGATTACAGTTCCATTTTCATTTTTATGACTTTCGGTAACGTCCCAAATAGTTATGCTTCGTGCTGCCTTGTCTAAAAAGTCAACTTCTTCTTGTGTCATAAAATTTTCTAATTCAATTATATTTTCTGGGCCACTCCCAAAAAAACCTGAAGGGGTACTTGATGGCTTTCTAAATACTGTGACTGCATCTTCTGGTTTCATAATAATAATTATATCACAGGGTGCTACCCCTGTATTTTTGACTTTATACCTAAATTATCAAAAAATCGTTCAATATTAAATCTCCAGTTATCCTTGCCAAAAGATGTGCCTATTTTATTACATAAAACTTCAAAATCCTTTTCGGATAACTTATCTTTAACTTCTAACAATGCATTAGTAACATCTATATAGTTTTGTCTTACAAAAGATGGATCTCCAGCCTGATTTCTTTTTAATACCTTTGTATTTACTTTTCCAGATGGTTCATACAGGGATACGGTAAGATGTGATCTTGCAAATCCAGCATCCTGGTACATTTCATATCCTGATACTGCATCAATAATATTGTCATAAGAAATGATAGATCTAACAGGGGACTCACCATCTCTGGATACAGTAATAATATAATGATTTATTTTTTGGGCTTTTGCATTAGCAATATATTCATTTACAATATCTGTGTGGTTTGGTTTTAGTTTATCGCTCATTATAACCCTGATCTATCTACTACATTTAATTTTAAAGTTTTAACCTCATGAGATCCTACAGAGTTACCTTTTTCATCTACCGCTTCACGATACCAGTCTGTCCACTGACCAGAGGAGTTAACTTCTTGTGCTGCATCACCGTATTCCCTATTGGCCTGTTGTCTTTTTTGATCTGGATCATTATAGGCTATAATCTCAACCGTTGTATTGTTAAGGTTAGTTAAAGAAATCGGAATAATTGTTGCAATCGGAGTTCCAGCCTTTATAACAACTTCCTGATTTGCCTTTTTTGCTTTAAGCGCTAAAGGTAGAGGGTTATCATAAAAAGATGTACTTATTAAATTAGACATTGTTTCAAAATCATCGTTAAAGTAATTAACTGGATTAATGGTTAAAATACTTATGTCTGGATCAGTTCTAAAAATTAAAGAAGTGTTAAGACTTATTGATGATTGTCCTCTACCAGCGTACGATCCTTGCGGACTAGTAATTTTAACATGTTGATCTGTTTGATCATTAATTCCATCCCAAAAAAATACTATATCTTCTTTGCAAGAAAGGTTCCACCCAACTACATTTGCTTGTGTAACAGGAAAACATCTATATGCATGTTTTTCAGATGTTAAATCCATCCAGTCTCTTTTAATAGACATTGGCTGAATGTCAAAATTACATCCATGTAGTTTTTCAACTGAAATGTTTAACATTATTCATCTGCCCATTTTGGATCATACATGTCTGGAGTATGATACTTTCTACTATAGTCTAGCATTGTTACAATAGAATACTTAGTGCCAGAGTGTACTGGCATTGCTTGATGTGGATACATAAAGTTTGAAGGGAATACATATAAATCTCCTGCCTTTGGCTTTATGTTTAAATTTTGTAATCTAAAGTATAGTTCTCCACCATCATAATCATCATTTACGTATGCTACAAGAGATACTGTACAGTTATATGAAAATCCATGATCATGATGTTCTTTAAAGTGTTGTCCTGGACCATATTTAATAAAGTTAAATGATTCCCAATATTTTAATGGCATAATATTATAATCTCTACGATAATCATCTACTGCTGGAGCCTGCACATCATAAACATCTTGCCATAATTGTTGAAGCAAAAGTGAGTCTTGACTTTTATCATTTTCGATATCTGTCTTTTTAAATTTGAAATCATAACAATCACGATATTCTGGCATTAACTGTTTATACCCTACATATGCTGGTAGCCAGTGATAAGGCTTTCCTTCTGGAGATAAATCACCCCATGGTGCTGGTGAACCCAAAATGTTTTCTAATCTTTCTATGATGTTTAATTCTGGCTTAATTACATTTCTATAGCAAGTAATTCCAAACCCCAGTGTTTCCTTATCTGTCCAGGTTGACATGATATCTCCTTTTACCTATACTCTCTTCTTGTCCAAACTTTATCTTTATATACCCCGCCATCTGGCTGGCGATAAATATTTGCGTTGTCTACTATTTTAGCATATATGCTTGATGAATCTAATATCTCAATTTCATGCTCCCAGTTTTCTCTTTTAAATGGAAGTACCTGTAGATATGGAGTTCCTGCTGGAATAGTTCCTTCCCATCCCTCAATAATAAAAAATGGAAAACTACCAAGTAATTCAACCTTATCTGAGTCAACTACTCCCGTAGTATTCATAAAAGGTAGGTCAAATCTATTCATTGGTGTCATGAAGAGAGCACTATATCCATCTGGTAACTTCATTCCCCAGTCTGGCATCCAGGCAAAGTGATCTTTATAATATCCTTGTGGATGTTCAAATTGTGGCATCGCTGGCCTAAATGTACAAAAATCTTTATACATTGGACTATCTATTATAAAATCTAAAGACCCTTTATTGTTTTTAGTAAATTTAATATCACATGGAGTTCTAAAAACATACCCAGTAATAAAAGCATCCATGATTGCTGGACATGCTTTCCATGTTGGAATCATTCCATAATCGTCTATAGTTCCAGGTTTTGGAAATGGACAAACCTCTTTGGGCGCTTTATAGTATTCTCCATTTATTGGATTTTTGGCAAACCTATCTGCATCCTTATACCATTGTGGTATTTCTTTTTGTGTAGGTGTTGGAGCAGATTTACTTTCTTTTGTTAACCACGGGCGGTATGACTTAAAGGATATTTTATTAGACTCAGAAGCCATTTTTATGGCCTAACTCATTAATATCAGTCATGATAACGACACAATATTTTGTACCGCTCTTCATTGGAAGAGATGCATGCTCATAAATGTAGTTAGATGGGAATACAGCAATATCTCCAACCTTCGGTGTGAGAGTATAGCCGTCTAATCTTGGAAATTGTATTTCTCCGCCTTCATAATC